GAAATAGGTATATGTTTATACTTCTTATGTTCTTCCATATATTCTTCTACTGAAAAATCTGGCTCAAGCATTTTCCTATAATCATATCCAGGAATAAAAGGTAGTTCTTCTGCCATAGATCTACCTATGACAAAATCCATGTCCATAGTAACATCATCTATCTGAAAACCAAAATAGGGTTTAGTTAATGGGTTTCGATAAATTTGCCACATCTCATAAATACTCCATGTGTTTATGTTTTCTGGTTTAGTGATTTGATAATTAGCATCATGAACCAAGCATACTGATTTTGTAGGAGGTAATTTTCCTTGTCTCATAAGGTAGTATATTAATATACTTCCAAATAAACACATATCTGATGCTGCAGATTGACAAGGGAAATTCAAGGCTAATCGTAAAGCATAAGCTTCTTCTCCTCTATCTGAAGAATAAATTTGGGGTAATCTTCGTTTTCTACCAAATAAAGAAACTAAGTACCCATTCTTTCTAAGGAACTTCTCTTGTTTCTTTAAGAAGGTTTTTAACTTGGGATGTTGACCAAAGAATATATCCATTTCCTTTTGTGCTTCTTCTGGTGTAACTATGATACCAGATTTTGGGTCAGATAATTTTACTGCTAGTAATTTAGCACCAATTCCATAAATAAGTCCAAATGCAATCTGTTTAGCTTGCTTTCTCCTTACCTTCCATATCTTATGATCTGGGTGATTTTCATCCTCATATATTTTTAAAGCTTCTTCATAAGGAACATGATATTTGGTAGCAGCAATTGCCAAGTGAGGGTCCTGACCAGAGTTAAAAGCATTCAGATAAGTTTCATCTCCAGATAAGTGAGCCATGATTCTTAACTCTGCTTGACTAAAGTCACTAGCAATATATAGAGTTCCTTTTGGAGCAACTAATTGCTTTTTTATATTTGGGTCTACTGAAGTCTTAGGTATTTGTTGAGCATTTGGTTCTGCTGAAGATAACCTTCCTGAAGTAGTTCCATGAATAAGGAATCTTCCATGTAATCTATCATCATCTTGGGTTTTCTCATGCCAACCTTCAATATAGGTTTTATACATTTTCTCTAAACCTCTCAACTCTAATAAACTATCCAAGAATACTGCCTTTGGTGAATCAGGTTTTTTGACAGTTAATCTTAAGTTAGTAAGAGTTTCTTCATCAGTACTTGGTTTACCAGAATCATTCTTTTTGATTACCTCAAAATTAAATCCTTCCTCTGAATACATTAATTGAGGTAAATCTACTGAACTACCTAAAATTACAGGTCTAATTAACTCTAATTCCTTTTTCGTAGTAAAAACTCCTGCTCGTATATTAGCAATCTTTTGTTCCCTAGATTGTATCTTTCTCTTATCTACTCTAGGGTCTAAATTTTCTATCTCTTCCTCTACTTTAGCAATGTATTTTTCAATCTTGGATTGATTATATAGTTTAGTAAACTTCTTTACTTTAGGCAAATTATATATTACTTCCTTAGCTGCTTCTATCTTTGGTAAGTAGGAATCTAACAATTCTTGGTTGAATGCCCTATCTACATATAAACCATTCTTTTCTACAGAAGTTAATACCCTAGAAGCAGTCATGATTAAATTACGGTAAGTATTATATAATCCCAAGTCAATTAGCTTCTTTTCGAAGAAAAGCATTAATCTAAGAGTATAATCAGTATCTTGACATCCATAGTGGCAAAGAGGTTCCATTTCTTTTTTATCCCATGGAATCTTATCGAATTTATCTTGCTTTTCATAATCTCCGTATTCTGGTAAATACCTTCTTACCATAGACTTCAAGTCATTGGGTTTTTCTTCATTCAAGAGATATTTAGCAAGCATACCATCCAAACATACTCCTCGATAATAGATATTATACTTCTGAAATATCTGATCATCAAATTTATAATTCCAAGCCACTTTAACTACTTCAGGATTTTCGATTATCTCTTCACCAAATTTACGAAGCATCTTTTTCCAATTCCAACCACTAGAAGTATACTTCTTTGTTTCGAAATGGTCTAAAGGTATAGAACATCCAAAACCCGGTTGAAAAGTTACTGATAATATAGTGGGTTTAAAAGATTTGTTATATATTGGCTCGGCATTTGTTTCAAAGTCTACAGAAGCATAACCAGTTTGCTTACAGCATTGGATAAGTTTCTTTAGCTCTTGTTTATTGGTTATAATCTTATATTTCGTTTCCATACTAGAAGTTTTTTAAATAAAATAAGGAAGTATATCCTCCCAGACCTACTTCCTTAAACCTGATATGAGTTACTTTAAATCATTTTGCGAAAATGACATCAAAACAAAATAGAAATAAAGCATGTATTATATGATAGTATCCTCAAATACTCTTAGAGAACTGGCTAACTTATCCCAGTCTTTTTGATAAGTATGTAATGAGTCTAGGGTGTGATACAAATAACCTGGTTTTACTCCAACCTCTTTAGCTACATATTCCATTAGTCTCCATGCAAGGTATACATCATTACCAAAGTGAGTAACAAAGTCCGAACTTCTTTGGTGATAGCAAATGTGTAATACCTTTTCTCCTTTACCATTCTGACGGATAAGGAAGTCATAATACATAGAGCAGGGTATACGTCTACTACCATCATACCAATCGGTATCTAATCCGTCCATATCACCATTGAATATTGGTAATACTGCTTTACGAGTGTCATTATCGTCCTTCAGTAATCTTATCAATGGTTTAATAACATGGATGATTCTCTCATTATAGGTATAATCAAATTTACCATTTACCAAGAACTGTTCCCATAAATCTTTTCTTAATTCCCAAGCTTTACCTGGATTAATTATATCAGAGGTATCAATCCTTTCTTGGAACTCAGCATCTGCCCATTCCCTAGACCTTGAATAGAAGAATAACCACGTTGGATCTTGCAAAGAAGTTAAGCAATATTGTTGGCAAATGATCTCTTTAGTTACAAAATCTCCATTACCTTCAATATTCTTATTCTGGTAAGTCTTTGGTTTTACAGTTTGACCATAACTGTTGAGTTCTCTGCCCATTTCAGACATTAACTCATAACTACTGCTATAAATTCTCATTTCTTCTGTTTTAAAAGTTTCTTCTTATATGCTTTACGTTGAGAGTAAGAGATTACATTCTCGGGATATTCGATATCTTCATATTCAAGAAGTAATTCCTTTGCTTTCATAGATTTATATGTTTCCTTATATAAATCTGGTCGAAGCACTTTAAAACTTCTAAAGAATACCTTAAAACTAGAGAAATCTTTCTCTTTACCGTTTTGAAATTTATCAAATACCTCATTCAACCTCTTTATCCAAGAATTTTCCTTATCAGTTCCCTTTAATACCTTCTTCAAAGGTTTATGAGTATGATACATCAGAAGTGTTTCTACATTCCCATACATTTGAGTGGCAAATAAATTGATTTGTACTGATTGTTCTGGTCCGTACACATATTCCGCCATTCGTTGTATTAGTAAGAAGTCGAAGATTAACCTTTTTGTTATCTCGGATGCCCTGATTACCATTGTAATAACAGGTATGTCTTCCCCAAATCGTTTGGAGAATGTAGCAGCAATTAAACATTGTTTACCGTTATCATGATGATTATTAAACATATAAGTAACGTTGTAATTCTGATTATACTTGGTTTTTAGTACTCTCAGCTTACTACGCAATAAATCAAGCTTATTGAAATCAATGTAATTGTTCAGTAAGCTTGTCCACTTAGTCTCTTTATAATTGAAACATCTACCATAATCAAAGTCTGGGTCTACCCAAGCTTTACGTATTTTTATAAATACGTTATATACCACAGCTACTCCACTGTTTGCGGTAGCACCTTTTGCAAATAAAGATGGTTCTAGTCTTAGAAATCCTTCATTTAACTTTTCCCATGCTTCTTGTGAAGTAGCAAATTCTAATGAATGGATTTGCTCTTCTGTATTAAGCTCTAAGCCATTTAATTGTTTATTCCAACCTGACACAAATACCTCCTTTCATTAATATTGTGTAGTGATTCTCCATTCATTCAACCGTTCTTTCTTGAAATACAGCTCGTATATACCCAATGGAGTAAATCCCATTATTGATAGGAATCCCATATAATAATAGAATGCCTCTACCAGCCTATCCTGGAATTCTAGTTCTTTAGTTATTACTGGTGACTGTTTCCATGTACGATTCTTAAGAGTATTTCTAGCAAGATTCAAAACATACACTATCTGAAACAAAATATTTTTCTCATCGGTATGCAAATTTGGACTCATTTCCTTGAATCCCTTTATATACTCGGAAGTTTTATCCTCAATTGTTTCGGATATTAGCTTGAAATTTTTGAATATACTACTAACGGCATCCATCTCTAAAATCCTATGAATACCGAATGCCATTACATCTTCTAAGTTTTCTACTGCCTTTTGCCCTTTAGTCAGTTCTTTGTTTGCCCAACTATAGATATCCTCTGGCAATATATTAGCATATATCAGAGCTGATAAGAAGAATCCTATTGCATCTGCTTGTTCTTCATTAGCATTCTGTAGATTGTTGATTATCTGAATCTCTTCTACGTCGGTATATAAATTGGTATTCCATCCCTTGTTTTCTAGAATATCATTTATATTAGAAGTAGATTCATAACCCTCCATTAACTCCTCTACTACTTGAGATATAAGGGTTTTCATAAGAGATTGATTTTTAGTACTGTTAATATCCATGGGATATTCTGGTAACCTTTCTAAGGGTTTATAACAGTCTAATTGACGATAGCCAATCTCATACATATTCTCAAGTTCAAGCCCCTGTTTGATTTCAGGGGCTTTTTCTTTCAGATTAGAAATATCCATAGTAACTATTCTTTTTCTGGTACTGTATGATAAGAGAATAAATGTAATACTTGAACTAATATACTTCCAGCTTCGATTCCAATAATCTCAGAAGTTGGGTTGAATACACTTACCACTACTTCATCTCCTGGAACTTGACCAAGTACTTCTATACCGTATACTAGACCACTGTTGATAGAATTAGTTTCTTCATTTGCAGCTTTCAGTACAGACTTAACTGGAGTGAATTCTTCAATATGAATACCGGTTGGGATTAATAACCTGGTATTCTGACCAAGAACGATAGTTTTAATATGACCCTCACTGTTTCTATCTAAGTCGAATGATACTTTACCAAATCCCTGAGGATTGAAGATTCTATTCAACCAGTTCCATTTCTGTTTGATTACTCCGTTATTGTATTCCATGAGAATATCAATCGTAAGATCTTCAGGAAGATACAGATAGAATCCCTGATCTGCTTTCTTGGGATATTTTACCTTTCTTGATACTGTATACTTTATATGAGAATTCTCTATCAGTTGTAGTCTCCTTTCGTGATCTTCTACTTTAACTTCTAGAGTTTTAATCCGTTCCTCATGATTATTTAGTTTAGATTCTGCAGTATCTAATCTAGTATCAAGATTATGTATCTCAGTAGTATGCCCGTTCACTACACTGTTTAAAGTTGAGTATCGATTCTCTAATACCGATATTCTATTCGCTAGTTCATCTAAAGTTGCCATATATTATGATTATTAATTGGTTGATCCGAATCCATTGTTACCTCTTGTTCCCCAATACTGAGCATCATTGTAGAATTTTTCATGAGTTACTTCTTCGGGTTCTGTAAGATAAATGGGTACATGAATAAACTGTACTAACTTGGTTCCAGCTTCTATTATTTGAAACTCATGAGAAGTATTATATATACCGATATGAATCTCTCCAGTATAGGGAGAATCTACTATCTCGGCAGTATAGATAAGCCCTTTCTTAGTTGATATACCAGATTTGTTTGCTGCCATCAGCATAGAAGACCTTGGTTCTAATAAACCTTTGATACCCGATGGGATAAGTATTCTGGTAAATGGGGAAATGTAAATTACTTGTACCTGGTTATTTGAATTATATTCAAGTGTTACTTTACCAGGTTCAGGTATTTCACAATGGAATATTAACTGTGGATTAGCTTTTACTAAATCCTGTAGAGTTAAGTCTTCAGGAATATAGAAATCTAAACCTGCATCTCCTTCGTTTCCTCTTGATGGAGATTTTACGTCTCTTACTTTGATAAATCTTAATCTGTTCATATTATATTGCATTGTTTTAAAAGTTGGCCATAAGTTAATTTTGAGGGATCTCCCTTGTGAATACCAAGAGAGTTCATTATCTTTCTTACATCCCTGCTTCCATTGCCGCATACATTAGCAAGTATATCCTCTTATTTCACATAGTAATTTGGGTTGTTAAGGTATACCTTGAACATAGCCCATATCATTTCTATTTTTTGCATTCTTTATAAAGTTCTCTAATACGTTTTCTTGGTACTTCGAATTTCTCAACGGTTTTGGTAATAACTTCTTTTCTTTCTTTCCCTTTCCGAATCAAGCCTCGGATGTATTTCTTGATTCCAACCGTGTCTTCTAATACATCCAAATCCTTGTATTGATTCTTCTGTTCTAGCTCTTTCCTTGTGATATTCATATTCTGTGACATCTTGAATGCACATAATTCTGAGTCTCCGCATAGTTTACATTCTTTAGTTGATAAGTCATAACCAATACCAAAACATGGGTCTGAATTAGAACCCAGTTCTGCAATATTAATAGGTTCTAAAGGATCCTGATTCTTGATATCAGGTAAAGTTTGTTTCTTCTTTGCCATAATTCCCAATTTAAAATTCTTTATGATAATATCTTATGATTTGAACATCCATCATCTCATCTTGATACAGAGTAATATATGAATGTCCTATACCATTTATAAATAGTTCCCTGATAGACAGAAGAATGGGTGGTACTTCTATTTCAGAAGTATATATCTGAACTTTGATTACTAACCCAGATTGAAAATGAATCATAAAATAATATCGAACTTCATCAGGCTTACCCCTGGATTTTTTGATAGGAGTTATATATTCTATTCCTATGCCATTGAATATATGTTCTGGAGGTATTACAGAACAATTGAATAATGATTTGATTTTTTGTAGAATCTTCATTGTTTATGATTATTAATGATTAATGCCTCTTAACGTAACATGTAATATACCTTTCCTCCTACGGAGAAAAAGTATATACTCATAGTCAGAAATTATTATCCTTGAAAAGGCTTATGTCTAGGGTACTTATTCCAGAGCTTGCTTAACCGGATAACTTTAAGTCCTTGATCTTGATAATACTTTCTTCTATGATTCCCATGCTTACTTAAATAATTCCCGGGATAATGTAAATCATCTAGGTAAACTTTGGATTTGGATTCATCCTTTCTTACCAATCGTCCTAAGAACTGAATTGATTTTTCTTGAGAATCCATACTGGCAGTATTCAACAGATATCTGAGCTTAGGAAAGTTTTTACCTCGAGCAATAATTGTAGTTGATACAAGGATATCTATTTTACCCTCCCTAAAATCCTTCATTATCTGTTGTCTTAATTTAGTAGGAGTATTAACATGCACATAAGCAATATTATAGGTATTATCTAGTCTTTCTTTAAAGAATTTGCATAGATTTTCACAGTGTGCAATATGCTTACATACTACGAGAGCAGGATATCTACCTTGATTAAGGTTCCATTTCAACCTATCTAATGCCATGGTCCAGGCAATCTTATTATGGGTAATGGAATCATCATATATTTCATTATAGGACATACAATCTGATTCCCAATTACCAAACCAAGGTTTACCTTCTACTGTTTTTACAATTGTCTTTGTTGAATACCCTTTCTTAATCGAGTCCTTAAGTTTAAACTCTGCTATTACATCGCCAAAGAAACAACGTAAATTCATATTCTTAACTTTATCCTTGGCAAGCTTACTCATATAAATGGTACCAGATAATCCGATTCTAACTCGGGTATTAAATAACCTAGTGATCACATTCTGATATTGCTTACTACCTCCTTGGTCAGCTTCATCGATTAATACCATATCAATCTTAGCAAGTTCATTCTGATAATATTTCATATTCCGAGAAATAGATTGAACCATACCAATAGTAAAATTACTCCAGTTTAAAACTTTACCCTGAACAAAGGTAATATCTTCTCCCGGTAGATATTGCTTAAATTCATCTCTAGCTTGATTTAACCAATCGGAGTCATTAGTTATAAGCAAAGTCTTTAACTGCTTCTTATATGATAAATATAAGGCAGACATAATCAGAGTTTTACCTGCATTTACTGTATAATCTAATACCCCAATCTGAAAAGGTGTTTCACCTAGTTTATTAGATAAGATTGCCTTAACAGCTTTCTCTTGTTCGGGTCTTAATTTATACTTACCTATCTGAGTTACAACTTTACTGACTTTAGGTAAAGGTTGTCTCATATCTACTATGATAGGCTTAATTCCAAATTCAATACATCTTTTATATACTGAAGGAAGTAAGCCTATCTTAAATTGACCAGTCTTGGTTATATATTTTATTTTGCCATCCCAGTTTTGCATACCCCGTTGCCTAGTACGGAGGTAAAAGGCATTGGGGTGTCTGATAGCAAATTCGTTATATAACTTAGTTGCATATTTTAGAGGTATATCTAATTCTGCAACGTTACAATTACGAATTATGATTTTCATATGATTACTGTTACTGATTTACATTTCTTGGGTTCGTCATCGGAATCCTCGTATTCTTTCAGAGCTTTCTTTAAAAGAGAAATGTGATATTCTTCATCAGCAATGAATTTCTGGATAAGATAGGTA